GATTTATTCAGTAGATTAAGACGATTGTTTTCAACTAATGTAATTGTAAGAAATGTTGGTGGAAGACAATTAAAAATAGCAGACACACAACAAGTCCAAGCTATCGCAGGGAAAGATTTAGTCGATAGATATTCCCGTTTGTATAAGAGTCCACACGGAATGAGCGGATATAACCAATCATTGTATCAGAAGACAATGAGATTGGGATTATTTAGAGATTATGAAGCAATGGATTCTGACCCATTAGTAGCATCCGCATTAGATATTTATGCAGACGAAACAACATTAAAATCAGAATATGGTGATATAATTACTATTAAGTCTGATAATAATCAGATACACGATATTTTACACAATTTATATTATGATATTTTAAATATTGAATTTAATTTGTATCCCTGGACAAGAAACTTATGTAAATATGGTGATTTCTTTTTGAAATTAGATATTAGTGAAAAGTTTGGTATTACCAATGTTGAACCTTTATCAAGTTATGATGTAAATAGAATAGAGGGAGAAGACCCAGAAAATCCTTATTATACAAGGTTTGTTTTAGAAAGTGGAGATATAAGACACACAAATCAAGGTATGAAAACAGAGTTTGAAAATTATGAGATAGCACATTTTAGAATGATTTCCGATTCAAACTTCTTACCATACGGCCGTTCTATGTTAGAGGGTGGTAGAAAAGTATGGAAACAATTATCACTTATGGAAGACGCAATGTTAATCCATAGAATTATGAGAGCACCAGAAAAAAGAATATTCAACATTGACATAGGTAATATTCCACCAGCAGAAGTTGATAATTATATGCAAAAGATAGTAGGACAAATGAAGAAAGCTCCTGTTATGGATGACAACGGACAATATAATTTAAAATATAACATACAAAATATCACAGAAGACTTTTTCTTACCTGTTCGTGGTGGAGATAGTGGAACAAAGATTGAAAATCTTGGTGGATTAGAATATTCATCAACAGATGATATTGAGTATTTAAGAAACAAATTATTAGCTTCATTGAAGATACCACAGCCTTTCTATGGTTATGCTGAGAAAGCAACTGAATCTAAAGCTACATTAGCGGCAGAAGATGTTCGTTTCGCAAGAACCATTGAAAGAATACAAAGAATATTGGTTAGTGAATTAACCAAGATTGGTATCGTTCATTTATACTCACAAGGATATACTGATGCAGATTTAGTTGATTTTGAAATTGAATTAACAAATCCATCTAAAATCTATGAACAAGAAAAATTAGAGTTGTTAGGACAACGAATTACAGCGTTCAATGATTTAACTGCAGAAAATTCAGTAACATCTAAAGATTGGGCGTATAAACAAGTTTTTGGTTTTTCAGATGAACAAGTAAAAGAATTTGAAGAACAACTTGTGGAAGACAAGAAAAAAGAATTTAGACTTGAGTCAATCAAGACAGAGGGAACAGACCCTAAACAAGCAGCAGAAGAAACACAAGAACAAGGCGAGGAAGAACTCGCAAGTAGAACAGGAACTGAGGAATTAGGACCTGATGGAGGTTCTCCTGAAGGCGGTTGGGAAGGTGCTGGTAGACCGAAAGAGATGCCACACTACGGAAAAGACGGAAGTGCAAGAGGCCGAGACCCATTAGGGAAACACGATAGGAAAAAAGCAAGTAGTTCCAGTCCAAAATACGGCAAAGCGTATAGAGAGTCATTAGGTTTAGACAAACTAAAGTCAAAAGTTGACAAAAAGATACTAAATGAAGCTGGAGATGTAGAAGCAGAGTATAAAAACGAGGTTTCTTCGTCTTTAAGTGATAGTTAAATTGATAAATAATTTACAAACTTAATATTTATAATTGATAGAATATATCAATAATTAAATTGGTGTTTGCAAAACGGAGTTAAGGATTTATGTCCCAAAAAATAAAACATTCTAAAATAAAAAATACAGGTTTACTATACGAAATACTAACAAGACAAGTTACCGCAGATATTTTAGATGGAAGAGAATCAAAATCAGTCAATTTATTGAAGAAATACTTCAATGAAAATACAGCGTTAGGTAAAGAAAAAGAACTTTACGATATACTTTTAACTAATTCTTATAAGGATGAAAGACGAGCAGAAAAATTGTTAGAGGCTGTAACAAAAACAAGACAAAGAATTAGTAATCAAGATTTAAAAAAAGAAAAATACAATTTAATTAAAGAAATTTCCGAAACTTTTTCAGCTAAAGACTTTTTTAATACAAGAGTATCAAACTATAAAACTTTAGCATCCATTTATAAATTTTTCTTAACAGAAACAACAAAGATAGATTTTAATCCAAAAGAAATAATCGATACAAAATATACTATTTTGGAGAGTATAACTTCTACACGAAGAGTAAAGAAACCAAGTAAAATTTCTGAAACTTTAAGAAAAGAAGAAAGAGATACTCAATTACTATCATACGAAATTTTGGTTGATAAATTCAACAAAAAATATACCAACTTATCAGAATCACAAAAGTCACTTCTAAGAGAATATATCAATAATATATCTAATTCAAATTCTTTTGGTGAGTTCATAAATGAAGAAATAACAAAGGTTGTAAACGAGTTAAAACCATTACTCAGAAAAGTAAATGATAAAGTGGTAAAAATCAAACTAACTGAAGCTATCAATCAAGCAAAAAACTTTACAACTAAATCGGTAGTTAGAGATAACCAAGTGGTTACTTTAATGAGATATTATGAACTAATCAAGGAATTGAAAGATGTCACAAAAATTAAAAACACTTAAAGAAAAATTAAGACGAGCTATCAGAGAAGAACTGGTAGAGTATGATAATCTTAATACTCGTAAAGAAAAAGAGCTTGAAGAAGCTTCATCAACTGCTAATATAGACGGAGGTGAGGGGCCACCAAAAACACCATACGCGTTTCAATCTAAAAAACAAAGAGCTCAAGATAAAAAGAAAGAAGATGAGATTTCAACAAACTCAACTGGATTTATTAAAATGAATGAAGGTAAATATCATCAATGGAGAAATGATGAGTCCTTAACACCAAAACAAAAAATTGGTCGTTCAATAAGAGAAGTGAGAGATTCGTTAAACGGATTATCAAAAACAATTGATATGAGTGTTAGATTAAAAAATGAGTTAAAAGTAGATTCAACAGATTATTGGAAAACAACTCATAAAGCATTAGGAAAGATTTCAGAAAGATTAGTAAAATTAGCAAATAAAGTAGGAAAATTACAATGAGACAATTAATAGTAGATTATTTACCATTTGAGATATCAGCTCAACAAATCAATGAATCCATTAAAACAAATGATGGAAGATTAGTTGTAAAAGGTGTTTTACAAAGAGCGGAATCACAAAATCAAAATGGTAGAGTATATCCAAAAGATTTATTGATGAGAGAAGCAAAAAAATATACAGAAAACTTCATCAATCAAAAAAGAGCACTTGGTGAATTAGACCACCCAGATAGTTCAGTAGTAAATTTACAAAACACATCACATAATGTAACTGAAATGCATTTTAATGGTGATGATTTGGTAGGTACTGTTGAAGTATTGGGAACACCAAGTGGAAATATTTTAAAAGAATTATTCAAATCAGGAATTAAGTTAGGAATTAGTTCAAGAGGATTAGGTTCAGTAGAATCAGTCGGAGATGGAAGCCAAGAAGTTCAAAATGATTTTGAATTGATTGCATTTGATTTTGTATCAAATCCATCAACACACGGAGCCTTCCTATCACCTGTAAATGAATCAGTTGGTAAAAACCAAAAATATGAACAAAGACCAGATTGTGGTATTTGGTGTAAAACAGAACAATTAATACACGATATTATTACGGAGAGATAAATGTCATCTTATAAAAATATAATGGAAGCCTCTATTAACGAAAGAAGTTATTGGGATGAATATTGGTGGGAAATGTCAAAAGGTATGAATAGACTTCAAAAGAAAGTTTTAGCCAATTTAATTGATGAATATGAAATGGGTAGAGTATTATATATGTTTCAGACTAATCAAAAAGAGTTTAGAAATGCAATTAATTCTGGTGTTAAACTAATGAAATCTAAAAAAGTGAAGGTAAAGAAATGAAAATAACAAAAGGACATTTAAGACAAATAATTCGCGAAGAAATCAGAGATGTAAAAGCTTCTCTATTAACAGAAGTTTTCCAAAGTGATACTTTGAGAAAAATAGCCGCTGGTAGAATAAATCGTGATTTCTTTTCTGCAACAGCTAGTAAATATGGTATTGAGTGGGATAAAATTGAAGACCATCAAATTGAAAGATTAAGAACACCAAAGAAAAAAGGAATTGCTTTTGCAGTAGCTAGTAAAAATATAGAACATCTACCAAGCAAAACAAGACAAAGTAGATATTATAGTAGTGATAGAGTTTATGTCGGTATTACAAAAGGACAAATAATTGCAGTTATTAAAGATGGAAAAGCATTGTATATGGGAAACTCTTATAGAGAACCAGAAATTGGAACAGGTGGTGAAGTAGATAGTTATTCTAAACAAATGGTTGGATTAGATGTATTTGGATACAGAAGTTTAAAAGCAATTCAACAAATTCCTGGACTGATGTGGTATCATTTAGATTTATCTAAAGATGCAGATTATTTAGGAGCAATAGAAATAGGAAGATTAAGAAAAGCAGCAAGATATGGAGCATCTAAATTTACTTCAGCCGAAGAATTCTCAAAAAAACAAAAAGAAAGATATATTCAAGCCGTTCGAAAAATGAAGAACGACCCGAAAAGAATTAAGAAAGAAGTTATGAAAGCAACTAAACATCTTGACAAAATGATGAAAGAAGTTCTTGAAGCTAAAAGTCCAGCAATGAAAAAAATGATAAAAAGATATAAAAAAGAATATGGAGCATCATATTTTATGGATAAACAATATTCAGCAGCAAGTAATATAGCAGGTAGGTCAGAAGATTTATTCAGAGATTACTCAACTTATTTACGAGAAGCTAATAGTAGTTCCCGAATGCGTAATGATGAATGGGCAAATCAATATGCTGCAACAGTAGTAGATTCTACAAGAAATATATTAAAATTAAAAGCGATTAACTTTTTAAGATAGAGGAAAAATTATGAAACTAAAAAACATATTAAAAGAACAAAAAGTTTGGGAAAGAAAATTTGGAGAACCATTACCAACATTAGATAGTGTTATGGAAAAATATCAACAAGAAGGTGGTAAAGGTAGTGGTAGAAAAGCAAAACCAGGTTCAGCAAAAGATATTGAAAAGAAAATGGACAAAGCCGCTTCTGACGCTAATAAAAAATTGAGAGATGCTGAAAAAGAAATGGAAAGAAAAGCAAAAGAACAAGCGTTCAAAGATATGGCTAACGAAGTTAATGAAAAAAAACATTTAGAGGGGCCTCTTTCAAGATATGCCGGTATTGATGTTTTTGGTGGTAAACAACTTTTATTAATGTCAAAAGGTTTAGCCCAAACAGCAAGAGATTTACACAAAGTAGCAAAAAGAAAAGACGAACAAACTTTTGATGATATATTACAAAGAATAACAATAACTCTTGGAGTGATGAGAGGTTTCCTAAATAAACCAAAGAGAAGAATGTAATGCCAAGAACATCAGATACACAATTAAGAGCAATATACGAAAAGTTTAATAAACTTCGTGATACTTCGACTATTCTTTCAGAACAAATGAATCCAAGAGAAAAAAGACAATTGGAAGCATCTTTTCGTGCAATAGAAACTAATATTGATTATATTAAAAAAGAAGTAAAAATTATCTCTAAATTATTGATGAAACAAGGTATGAGAAAATCAGTTAAAGAAATCCAAAATTCATTTAAAAGAAAAGTAGTTGAATTTGGTTTAGATGTTAGAAATGTTGCAAGACAACATTTAGGTGAAGGATTTCCAGCCTCATCATTAGGACATATTAAATGGTCAAACCCAGAAGCACAAAAGTTTTCAGTAAATGCAGTAAACAAAGCATCAAAAGAAATTGGTAGAGCTCAAAATAGAGCAGTTAGTATTTTTACATCAGATATGAAAAAAGGTAAATATGATAATTTAGATTTATCAAAAAGTATTCACACAGGTAGTATCAAAGATTCAAGTTTTTCTAAAAGAGATGTATTAAAAAATTTATATTATAATTTAAAAGACAGATTTATGAAATATGGAAGAAGAAAAAAATGATTAAATTAAAAACATTACTAAAAGAAGGAAAAGTTTGGGAAAGAAAGTTTGGTGAACCATTACCTACATTAGATAGTGTAATGAAAAAACACCAAGAGAACAAATTAAACGAATCTCCTGTTTCAATATTAAAACCAGCCAAAGTAGAAAAAAATTCTATTATATATGGATACATCAATCTTAAAGCTTATTATAATGCACTTAGAAAAAGTTGGAAAGAATTAAGAAGTTTATTAAATAGAATAGATTATGTTGCAATAGATTTTGATGACAGAAATCAGAGTTTAACCGCGATAAGCAATCTTGGTGGTTGGAGAGATGAGTTTATTAGAGAACCAATGATAAAATCATTTAGAAACTTTACTAAATTTGTTAACAATCCAAAAAATATGAAAGACCCAGAAAGAGTTCAAAACGCAATATCAAAAAATATTAGACAATCAGCTCTTCCAAAGTGGATACAATTAACAAAACTCTATAAACAATATCTGAAATTCAACAATAAAAAAGTATCATCAGTTTTCAAACAAACAAAAGGTAAAAAGATAGGTGAAAAAAGAATTGGAGATTTTGGTGGATTTGAATTAACGCGAGATGTTCATAAGTTACTTAGTAATCAAAAAGGGTTTACACAATCAGATGTTAATGATGCGTTTAAACAAATGGATTATGATATAGAAAAAGGTTTCGCAAGAAAAATAATGGTTAGAGGGCCAAGAGATTAATGCCTGCTAAATCAAAACAACAACAAAAATTTATGGGTATTGTGAGAGCAATCCAAAAAGGTGATGAACCAGCATCTAAATTTTCTAAAGCCGCTCAAGATGCAGCTGACGATATGAAACAAAAAGATGTTGAGGATTTCGCGTCAACAAAACATAAAGGACTTCCTAAAAAAGTAGAACAAGAACTTCGTCAAAAAATCAGAAAAGAAATAACACAGATGATTAGAGAGGACTGGTGGGATAGATTAAGTAAAGACGAAAAAGAAAAATATGTAAAAGCTCACCCTAATAGTAAAAAAGCTAAACAATTCGCTCACGACAAAGAAAGAAGTAGACGAGCAGCTAAGATAAGTAGTCCAAATTATACTATTGACGGAGACGGAAATATTATTAAAGTCAAAAAATTATCAAAATCAGAAAAAGCAAAAGAAGAAAAAAGAAGAGCAAAGCATGTCGCAGCTATCAAGAAAGGTTATTTTCCTGGTGATGCTGAATATGAGAAGTTTATGAAAGAAGATTATGTTGAAACTTGTGGTTATACACAAAGTGTTGACGGAAAAAAATTAAAAACACCTGGTGCAACTGGTGAAGAGGACAGACACTTAAAAGAAGCCAAACGAATTACAAGAGGAAATAGAGGAGTTAAAGTTGGTGATACGGTAAAGTTTTTTGATAGAGATAGAAATCCAGCCCATTACAGAGGTAAAGTTAAATGGATAATGAAAGCCAAAAAGAATAAAGAATTTGTAGATTTTATTTATATAACCGCTAAAGGAAATTACACAGACCAACATTTAGACGGAACTAAAGCTTACAAATGGCATTATCGTAGAAGAGAATCAGTAAATGAATCAAAAGAATTAGACACAATAGAAAAAATAGTGAAGTCTTCAAAAAACTTTATGAATGTTGGTAGTGTATTAAGGAAACTTAGAATTAAATTTGATTTCTCAACAAGTATGGGATTACCACGATATACATTTAAGTTAAATGGTAAAGAGTATGGTATTTTAAATAAGAAATATGTAAGAGACCCAGATAGAGTTGTTGGTAATATTGCATTTGGACTAATGGAAACAGTAAATGAAGCCACACCATTACCACGAGCAGTAGGGCCCGCATTAACAGTATTAAGAAAAAAATTATGGGATATAAGTCAAACTCATTTTGATATAAGTAGAAAATTTAAAAAACCACTTGGACATTTAAGAAAAAATAAAGAGTGGGGAATGATTCCAAAACTTTCAAAACTAGCACAAGACAATTTGAGTAAAGTAGAAAAAAATATATTTGGTGAATCAGTAAATGAAGGTTCACTGGATTGGGAAAAAAGACATTTCCCTTGGGCAAATAGAAAAGAACAAATGATGATTGCTAAACTTGTGTTTTCAAATAAAGATGGTATTGATGGTGAAGTAAAACGCCAAAAGAAAAACCCGAGTTCTTATAAAAACCACATA